GCAATAACGGAGAACCAAATGACTGAAGATTTTCAGGTTGAAAGCACCACTGAAGCTGTTGCGGACGCACAAACTCAGGAAACAGTAGAGACGAAAGCCTTTACACAAGAGCAGCTAGACAAAATAGTTGCAGACAGGCTTACTCGCGAGCGTAACAAATGGGAAAAACAATACGAAGGTGTTGACCCAAATCGTTTTCGTGAGTTGGCACAAGAAGAAGAAAACCGCAGAATAGAGGCAATGAAAAAGCGTGAAGAGTTTGATACAATTTTAAAAGAAACTGTGTCAAAGAAAGACCAACAATTGGAAACACTGCGCAGCGAGATACACAGTATCAAAGTTGAAGGCAGTTTGCTAAATGAAGCAAGCCGCAACAACGCAATCAATCCAAATCAAGTTGTTCAATTACTTCGCGGTCAAGTAAAATTAAATGAAGCAGGCAGTGTAGAAATTGTTGACGACCAAGGCCAGGTCCGCTACAAAGAATCAGGTGATCCTTTTGGCGTAGAAGATCTTGTTAGTGATTTCTTACAAAGCAACGCACATTTCGTGAACGCAAACTCTAGCGGCAGCGGTATTAGCAGCAAAACACAACCTCTAGGAGATACAAATATCAAGTTGGAAGACTTGGATATGACTAATCCTAAACACAGAGAGTTGTATAAAAAATATCGTAGTCAGACATAAGGAGTTATTAAAATGGCTAACACAACAGGAATTAACAACGAGCTTTACAGCAATCTCGTAACAGCAGCCCAATTTGCGGCATATGAACAATCAGTAGCACGCCAAATGGCAACACTATTTGACGCACCACTAAACAGTGGTAAAGTTCTACAAGTTCCAGTATGGAGCGCAATCACTGCTGAAAACATCACAAACGAAGCAGCAGCAAACGCAGCAGCTACAAACACTACAAGCGCAACAATTACTCTAACAGAGCACGTTGTATACCACCAGATCACAGACATGCTGCGTGATAGCGCAACATCAAACGTGATCGCACAATTGGGTGACCAATCAGGTCGTGCTATCGCAGAATCAATGGACACAGAGTTCTTCTCTGAGTTCTCAAACCTAAGTGGTGCGACAACAGCAATCGCAGTAGCAAGCTTTGGCAAAGACGACATCATGGATCGTGTTGCTACACTACGTGGTAACAAAATCACTGGTCCATTCTACGCAGTACTACACCCAACAGCGGCAAACCAAATCAAAAAATCATTGACAGCAACTGACAGCTACACAGCTTCAGGCGCAGTAGCAGACAACATCCTAAGCAATTACTTTGTTGGTCAGCTAGCTGGTTGCCGCATTATTGAATCAGCATTGGTTCCATACGATTCAGGTACAGGCGTAGCAACATGTGCTGTATTTGCTCCAAGTGCTATTGGTCATGCAATGCGTGGCGCAGTAAACCTAGAAGCAGACCGCAACGCACCATCACGTGCTACAGACGTTGTTATGACTGGTGTAGCAGGCGCAAGCGTACTACAAGCCGCACACGGCGTTATCATGAATGTTGATTTGGTAGCGTAAGAACCGTTTAATACAGTTCAAGGGGCAGCTCTAGGGCTGCTCCATTTAACAGGAAAAAGCCATGCTAACAATTGAAAATATTCAAGAATATATGCCTGACGTATTGGACTATGGTATCATTGATTTTGAACCATATTTTGCCAAGAGTCGTGCTGATATTGTTCGCTTGCTAAACATCAAATGGTGGCCAATTCGCAGCAAACAACGCTACGACATTACCATCCGCGGGTATTACAGTGAGTTTGACGATACGTTAATCACAGACAGTCAATTCACAAGAGCAGCAGTGTTTCACTGTCTTGCTTATTATGTACTACCAGCACTAAGTCAGTTTGATCCAGCAAGTGATAGGTTTCGCGAAATGATGGCATACTACAAAGAGCGTTTTGAAGAAGAGTTTGATCTCATCTTACAGGATGGCGTTGAGTATGACATGGATGATGATGGAGAAATCAGCGATGCTGAACAAGTTCCAACACATCGTGGGAAACTAATACGATGACAGCACCAAACCGCAGAGAAGCCATAGCAGTTGAATTGGTTAAGTTGCTCAAAAACATCAGGGAGCCTAGGCCTCCTTTTGTGAGTCGCGAGCCAGTAACGCCAACTAAGTTGAGTGCGCAACAGTTGCCAGCAATTGTTGTTAGTACAGGAAATGAACTTCGTGAAGACGTTTCACAAGGACCCAGCCGTACACGTAGGTGTATAATCAACTTTACACTTGACTGCTATACAAAAGGTCAACCTGTGGATACTGCTATCAACAGTTTGATAGAAAGCATTGAAGCTGAACTGGAAACAGACAGAACATTAGCTGGCACTTGTCAAAGTGTTCAACTAACTGAAATCAATGCTGACAGTGGCAGGGAGCCACCTATGGGTGAGTTTGCTGTTACAGTCAGTGTAGAATATAACTATTCAAGGGGCAATCCATGATCAATAAAATTAAAAAATTGTGGCAGAAGCTTTTTCCTAATAAAACGGACCAAGAGGTTCGTGTCACGCTAAAACCAATTAAAAGGAGCAAATCATGACAACTATGACAGGTCAAAACGGTGTCGTGTCTGTTGGCAGTTCAAACATCGCAGAAGTTCGTGGGTTCACACTGGACCAGACAAGCGATACTATTGATGCCAGCGCAATGGGCGATACTTACAGAGAATACAAAACAGGTATGATTGATGCCAGTGGATCAATGGATCTATTGTTTGATACATCACACAGTGCTAGCATTGTTGGTGAAATGATCAACCAAGCACAGGTAGAAGTTATACTTTATCCAGGTGGTAATACATCAGGTTTACAAAGCATCACCTTTGACGCACTGCTAACAGGTTTCAATATGGAATCTACAATGGATGATATGGTATCAGCAAGTGCTACATTCCAGGTAACTGGTGCTGTAACATACGCAACCATCACCGCACCTTAACAATATTAGGGCACGAATTCGTGCCCTAATATACCACAACGCAATGGAGATTTAAAATGAGTAAAATAATTGAAGCAGCTAGAACACACTACAGGTCACAACTGTCAGGTGGACTACAAAAACTACATGTTGAGGAGTGGGACACTGATGTGTACTACACCAACAACATCAACTACAAAGATCAAAGTCGTTTGATTGACTTACACGCAAGTGGTAAAACATCAGACGCATTGATTGAAAGTTTGATTGTCAAGTGTAGAACAGAAAAAGGCGAGCCATTGTTTACAAACGCTGATCGTCAAGTTCTACTACACGAAGCAGATCCAAATGTGATCCTTAAGATCGTTACAGGAATGAACGCACCTAAGGCTACACCTGAGGACATTGAAAAAAACTAAACAACGATCCAGAGATGTTGTTTCTACTGCGGTTAGCAAAGGATCTGGGTCAGACGTTGGACACAATAATGGCGATGAGCTTAACAGAGATTGAACTTTGGATGGCTTTTTATCGCATAGAAGTTAAAGAAGCAAAAAAGGCAGCTCAACGAGCCAAAAGCAAACGCAGGTAAAAAAGGGAACATTTACTATGTTTAGGCGAATCAGCAGTGGCAATATTGACAGAGCAATAAAACGTATTGAGCGTGAGTTGCCAAATATCGCAGACCAAGCACACACAAACTTTGTCAAGAATACACCCATTGACACTGGCAATGCTAGACGAAGCACACGCCTAAGAGGTGATACAATTGACGCAAGATACAACTATGCTAACGTATTGAACGATGGTAGGTCAAGTCAAGCCAGAAACGGTATGACTGATCCTACCATTGAATCAATTCGCAAGCATGTTAGACAAATCCTAGGAGGTAGATTCTAATGGCAGTGATTAGAGACAGATATGAACTGGTTATTGATACCAAGGGCGCAGATCGTGCGCTGGGCGGTGTTACTACCGCACTAAAAGGATTTGTTGCTGCTATTGCTGTTGATCAAGTGATTGACTTTGGTAAAGCAGTTGTTGATGCCAGCAGTAGATTACAAGATGTTAAGAACAGACTGAGTCTTGTTACTGACAGTGCTGCTGAACTTGACACTACAATGGCAAGACTAACCACCACTGCAATGGCTAACAGAGCAAGTTTTGAAGAGACAGCAACTCTTTACACAAGTTTAACCACTGCTACTGAATCATTAGGCTACAGCCAAGACCAAGTATTAAAGATCACAACCAAATTCCAACAAGCACTTGCAGTTTCAGGTGCTGATGCTGGCACTGCCGCTGGTGCTATTAGACAGTTTGGTCAAGCCATGGGTTCAGGCACTGTGCGTGGTGATGAATTCAACAGTATCGTTGAAGCATTGGGTCCAGCACTGGGTGTTATGGCACGTGAAAGTGGCACCACAGTAGGTGAACTTCGCGAGATGAGTCAAGCTGGTGATCTCACTGCTGAAGCGTTTAGCAAAATGCTGCTGAACAGTGATGGTCTAACTGAAGCTTTCCAAAATATGACCATTACAACAGGTCAACTTGAACAACAATTTGGTGACAGCTTCACCTTCATGCTAGCAAAGTTTGATGAAGCTATTGGCTTGAGTGAAGCGTACAGGGAATCGCTTTCAGGCATCACAAGAACTATGGATCAGTTTAGTGGTAGAGAAGGTGCTATTGCCAACATTGCTGATGCTGACTTAATGCGAGCAGTCACAGACGGTGCCATCAGTTACGATACTGCACTCAAAGAAGTGTATGATCGTCTTGCTGAAGCACCATATGGTTTGTGGCACATTTGGACAGACAGTATTCCTGAAGATGTCCAAAATCTATACACCATGCGTGACACCATCAGGCAGATGAAAGCAGAC